AACAAGGACAATCCCAATCTTCCTGCTTGTTGTCATGTTGTACCTATTTTATATGAGGGTATGCTAGAAGCAGACACGATTGAAGTGTTATTACAGGAACTAAAAGATAATGTAGAAGCCGGAGAGACTCCTGAAGGAGTAATTGTATACTATCATGCTTTTAGAAAGTATACAAAGCATACTATTATCAGTCCAAACGGTAAGTGGTGTAAATGATAGGAGGAAATATGAGAGGAACAGTGGCGAAAAAACTGAGGAAGGTAGCTAGGTTGTTATACATCAATGGTGGTATGGCAAGACAAGCCTTTGGTGGAGACGAAAGAACAATCTATAGAACATTAAAAAGAAATTATAAGAGGGGAATTAATGCATGATTACGAATTACCAGAGCATATTGCTCATCCAAATCCAGAAATATACTTAGGAGAAAATTATGAAAGTGTCGATCTCGAAACCACTAACCTTGAAAAAGGTAGTGCTCTCAATGAACGGAACAAGCTCATTCTCACTTGCGGCGGGAACAGAGGACGGGGGTACAACAGTTGGTGGGGTAATGAATACCAAGCAAATGAACAACTTGAAAGCATTAATGCAGCAGCTTTTATCATCGCACACAACGCTAAGTTTGAACTCCAATGGTTCAAAAGAGCAGGAGCAGACATCTCCTCCATCATCGTCTGGGACACCATGGTCGCAGAAAACGTCATTGCAGGGAATCGCAGATGGCCGCTTGATTTACAATCCGTCGCTAGGCGCTATGGAGTGGGTGGTAAGCAAAATGTCGTAAGCTTAATGATTAAAGCAGGAGTATGTCCAAGTGAAATACCTAGAGAATGGTTGGAAGAGTATTGCATACAAGATGTCGTATTGGCTGAAAGAATCTTCAGGAAGCAACTACAGTATTGCATTGAGAATAATCTGCTCGCTGTTGTGTATAGCAGGTGTCTCCTTACTCCTGTACTTAGCGATATTGAGTTCAATGGGATATGTTTAGATAAACAATTAGTACAGGAGGAATATACAGAAAATGTCAGAGAATACCTCAAACTTAATACCTGTCTTGAACAGTTCTCTGGAGGACTTAACTGGAATAGTCCGCCACAAGTGGCCTCATTCATCTATGACGAACTACGTTTTGCTGAGCCTAAAGACTGGCGAGGTAATCCCATTAGAACAGACACAGGTAAGCGTTCAGCGAGCGCAGAGAATATTAAAAGATTGCAGGCACGTAATAAACGCCAAAGAGAATTCATTGAAATCTATGCTAAAAGAAACAAAATAAAATCATTATTGCAGAAGAACTTAGAATTCTTTAAGGGTGTTGTAGATGAAAAGGAGGGAATATTTAAGGCAAATTTTAACCAATGTATTGCTAGAACACATAGGCTAACCTCTTCAGGAAGACCTATAAAGTTTGAGCAATTTCCTAAACCAAAATCAGTGCAGTTTCAAAACTTGCCCAGAGCATGTAAGCCTTTGTTTAGGGCTAGGTATGAAGGCTGGCTAATAGGAGAAACCGATGGAGCACAACTTGAATTTAGAGTTGCTGCGTTTCTTGGGAATGATACTACAGCAGCAAGTGACATCAGAGAAGGATTTGATGTACATAATTACTCGGCTGAAATCCTTGGATGTTCAAGACAAGAGGCTAAAGCTTATACCTTCAAACCTTTATACGGAGGTAGAAGTGGCACTGAGCGCCAACAAGAATATTATAGATCATTTAGAGAAAAATATAATGGAATTGCGACAACACAAAAAGGCTGGGTAGATACAGTAGTGGGGGATAAACAACTAACAACAATAACAGGGCTGGTGTTTTACTGGCCTGACACTAAAATACAGAGGAGTGGCTATGTAACAAACAACGAGAGCATACATAATTATCCAGTGCAGAGTTTTGCGACAGCAGATATAATTCCCATAGCTGTAGTGTACCAATATCATAGGATGAGAGCAGCTAATATGGAGAGTTTCATGGTGAATACAGTACATGATAGTAGTATTTGTGAAATAAATCCAAAAGAAAGGGAACTTTTTGAGAGTATTGCTGTCAAAGCATATACTTCAGATGTTTATGAGTATCTGAGAAAGGTGTACGGGATTGAATTTGATATACCACTGGGAGCAGGAGTTAAAATAGGAACCCATTGGGGAACCGGAGAAGAAATAAAACATGAATTAGAGCCTAAGGAGGCAGCATGACAATAGATAAAATAGTAGGCAAGCTTAGTAAGATGGCAGAACAGCTTAATGTATTAGCTGATGAAGAGCTTGTCAAAGTAATTAGTGCTGAGAATGAAATAGAAAGGCAGCAAGGAAACAAATACCTAGCTAACCAAGAGGCTGAACGAGCACTACGCATTAGTAAGAATATTCAAACATTAATAAACTAAGGAGAATATATGAACACAGCAAAAGGTAATGTAGAAGTAATTAGTGAACGAGCAGCAGGTAAAGGCACAGCCTTTAATTTTAAACTAGATGATGGAGAGTGGTATAGCTATGGCTTTAAGGCTCCTAAGTTTAAGAGGGGAGACTTTGTAGAGTTTGAATTTAGTGGTCAGTATAAGAATGTAGATGTTGAGAGTGTTCTTATTAAGGCAGGAGCCGAGCAGCCTACAGCAAGTAAAGCTAAGGGCGGTACAGATTGGGAAGCTAAAGACAAGCGTATCACTTATCTAGCAGCACGTAACTCTGCTATTGCAGCAGTGACACTGTTGATTGACGCAGGTGCTATTAAGATTGGTACTAAGGAAGCAGATAAGTATGCCATTGTAACAGGGGCTATTGATAAGATTGCTGGAGAATATTTCCAAAAGTCTTGGGCTAATACAGACTATGTAGCAGAAGAAAAACAACAAGAGAAACATGACGAGGACTAATATGAGCTTATTTGAAAACGAGAACTATAAAGTAGTGGTAGGGGAGAGTATTGATTATGATGGCCCCACAAAACCAAGACTGCTTTACCAAATAGTCAATACAAAAACAGATGTAATTGAACGAGAGGACTTTATGTATCCCTCTGCTGTAGATATAGCTAGACGCCTGAACGAAGATGTTATGGCAATAGAGCTTGATCTTAAAGACGAGGATGTTCTTGATCAATTAGTGGAGGAAGGTGTAGCCCACTAAAAGTTTGGGGCTGGATTGGTTTCGACTTCTGTAAAACCTACGGGTAGCAGGAGGACTTGGGTTCGATTCCCAACAGCTCCACATTTTAATAGGAGGATATATGAAAGCTTTGATTGACGGGGACATTATCCTCTATGCATGTGGCTTTGCAGCCCAACATAAATACTATCGTGTGCGTCCTGTAGCTTGGCGTGACAGCGATAATTATTTGGAAGAGTTTAGATATAAGAAGGAAGCTAAAGCATGGATAGAGGGACTTGAGGACGGCCTAGAGATATATACTAGAGACGATATAGAACCACTCTCTCATGCTGTACAAAATATAGATGTCTTAATAAAAAGAATAATGAAGGAGACAGGTAGTGACAGCTACAATATTTATCTTACTGGTAGTGATAATTTTCGCGATGAATTGGTAGATTATTATAAGAAGAATCGTGATCCAACACACAAGCCTTATTGGTATAAGGAGCTTAAAGAATATTTGATTGAATGTTATGATGCAATAGTAGTGGATGGACAGGAAGCTGATGATGCTATGGGTATAGCTCAGATGAAAGGAATGAACAGCTTTGATATATTATCTCATGGAACCGAGTATCCCACTATCATCTGCACAACAGATAAAGACCTGAACATGATACCTGGGTGGCATTATAATTGGCAGAAGGATAAGAAGTATTGGGTGACTGAAGAAGGAGCTACCCGCTCATTCTATTTCCAACTACTAACGGGTGACAGCACAGATAATATTAAGGGTGTTGCTGGAATAGGATTTAAAGGAGCGGAGAGGATACTATCTAGGATGGAGACAGAAAAAGAAATGTTCATTGCTGTCGAGAAATCCTATCAAGATTTGTATGGAACATGGGAGGGTACTAAATTTATGGAAGAGAACGTAGCCTTATTGTGGATACGACGAGAGGAGGATATGGGATGGGAACAGCCGAAGTAGAAGAACGTATTACAAATCTATATCGTACCATTAGTGGGGGTCGTAAATTAGCTGAGAGAAATAAAGATCACAGGATGGTAGATACCTTTCTACATTTAAAAGATAATTTAATGATGCTTGATAAAGCACTAGGAACTAATGTCTATGGCCAAAAAAACTCCGCCCTTTAAAGAATATGAAGAATGGACTACGGCTAAATTCTGGAGCTTTATACGTAGTGGTCTTAGACAGAAGTGGATGCGTTGGCCTCCACGATTTCAAGTGTTACAAGCATGTCGTAAGACAGTGAAGGGAAAGAGACACAAATACGAATATAAATGTTCTAAGTGTAAGAAGTGGTTTAAGGCTAAGGAAGTGGAAGTAGATCATAAGAAACCATGTGGAGCTTTGAAAGACTACAAAGACCTACCAGCTTTCACTAAGAGAATGTTTGTAGGGGTAAAGAAACTCCGTGTAGTATGTAAACCGTGTCACAAAATAATAACAAATGAGGAGAGAAAATGAATGGTGGGTATGTAGAAGACTACGAAAGCATCTATGGATGCTTTCGATGCGGAGCTATCCTTGCTGATGTAGAAGAAGGCGATGATGCTTTCGCTAAATGCAGTGAGTGTGGAGAACATAGTGTTATAAATTTCATACACGCTCTAGATTTAATTAATGATTTACATTTAAAGGGGTTGGTAAAAATAAAACAAGAAGAAACCTTGGAGGATTTTAGTGATTATATTGACGAAGAATAAATATCCAATAACAATAGCAATAGGAGATCCTCATGCTACACCTGGAGTTAGTAATGAGAGATTTGAAGCATTGGGCAATCTTATAGCAGAACTACAACCAGATAATATTGCTCAGATGGGAGACTTCACTACACTAGACTCTATATCATTTCATAATCTTAAGAGCTTAGTGATGCGTGAGGGAATGCGACTGTCTGATGATATAGAAGCAGCTAAGGATGCTTATGATAAAATGATGGCTGGTATTATTAAATACAACAGTTCTCGTACTAGGATCAAGAAGAAACACTACAAACCAAACAAGTATTGGCTTAATGGTAATCACGAAGACAGGGCTTGGCGCTACATACAAGACAAGCCAGAACTACAGGGGTTTGTACCAGCTACAGACTTTGTAGGAGCAGAGGAAGATGGCTGGGAACTTGTTCCCTATCGTAAAAAGATACAAATAGAGGGCACGTATTTCACCCATATACCCATGAACAGACGTATTAACCAACCAATTAGCGGTGAGTATGTATGTAAACGTGCAGCCTTGATGCACAATAAGAGTGTAGTGTTTGGACATACACACAGGTATGGTATTGCTGACGACAAGAAGGAAGGAGGCCAGCTTGTACAAGGTATAAATATTGGGTGGTTTGGGGATCATGTCCCACATTATGTTGAGGGTAATGAAGGTACTTGTGATTGGTGGGATGGTGTTGTTGTGTTGACACATATTGGAGACGGGCAAGTGATTACATCTCCCTTGGACATGAAGACATTAAAGAGAGATTACTTATGACAATAATAGATTATTGGGGAGTGAGGCTTAGGAAATTAGCAGAAGGATTTGTAGACATATATGCTGATAGTCCAGAGGACGCAGCTAAATACTTACGTGAGCAGGGGGTGAAGCAGAGTCAATACGCAGACTTGAGGCCAGTGATACGGCAGGTGTTTAAAGAGAGAGGATGGAATTATCCTAATGAAAATAAAGAGGATATAAAATAATAATATGGCAGAGAATGAAATGAACGACTATCAGACGTACATTCACAAGAGTAGATATGCTAGATGGAGAGATGATTTAGGGCGTAGAGAAACATGGGAGGAGACTGTTGATAGGTATACAGAATTTTTTCATAGAAAGCGTAATATTTTTTTAGACGAAGATGGACATGAAATTCTAGATGAGTGTAGGGAGGCTATTCTAAACCTAGAAGTGATGCCTTCGATGAGATGTTTAATGACAGCAGGGCCAGCATTAGAAAGAGATAATGTAGCAGGATATAATTGTAGCTATGTAGCTGTGGATAATCAACGTGTGTTTGATGAAATCTTATATGTATTATGCTGTGGCACAGGTGTTGGGTTTAGTGTTGAGAGACAGTACATTCAAAAACTTCCAGAAATAGCAGAAGAGTTTCACGATACAGATACAATTATTGTTGTTAGAGACAGTAAGATTGGATGGTCTAAAGCTTACAGAGAACTTGTCTCTATGTTATATAATGGTCAGATTCCTAAGTGGGATGTTAGTAGGGTGAGACCAGCGGGATCAATACTAAAAACTTTTGGTGGTAGGGCTAGTGGTCCTGAGCCACTAGAAGAACTGTTTAGATTCACAATAGAGGTGTTTAGGAATGCTCAAGGTAGAAAACTTACATCATTGGAATGCCACGATATTGTGTGTAAAGTTGCGGACATCGTTGTTGTCGGTGGGGTGCGACGAAGTGCTCTCATTAGTCTTTCTAATCTCACTGATGAGAGGATGCGTGTAGCTAAGAGTGGTGCTTGGTGGGAAGCCAATCCACAAAGAGCGTTAGCTAATAATAGTGTATGTTATACAGAGAAACCAGATGTTAATGTATTTTTAAAGGAGGGGCTTGCATTATATGAATCAAAATCTGGAGAAAGAGGAATTTTTAGTAGGCCAGCAGCTCAAAGAACTGTTGAGAGAAGTGGTAGAAGAGATGTCGCATTTGAATTCGGTACGAATCCTTGCTCGGAAATTATCCTCCGATCTAAACAATTCTGTAACCTTACAGAAGTCATTGTGCGTCCTGAAGATACCTTTGATAGCCTCAAGCGGAAGGTACGACTTGCAACTATCCTTGGCACTTTACAAAGTACCCTCATTAACTTTAGATATTTAAGTAGGGAATGGCAACGAAATACAGAAGAAGAGAGATTGTTAGGTGTTAGTCTTACAGGTATTATGGATCACCCCACATTAAGTGGACAATATTGGGGAAATGGTGAGCCTCTAACTAAAGAGGATACTGTTTTACAACAAATGTTACAAGAACTAAAGGAGGTGGCAATTGAAACAAACGCTGAATGGGCTGATAAGCTCGGTATTGGACGTTCTACTGCTATTACTTGTGTTAAGCCTTCTGGCACTGTTAGTCAGTTGGTTGATTCCTCTAGTGGTATTCACCCTCGTTATAGCCAGTGGTACATACGGACTGTCCGTACTGATAAGAAAGACCCGATCTATTCTTTCCTCAAAGATCAAGGAGTGGAAGTCGAGGACGCGATAGATAAGGAAGGTAGTACAGCAGTGTTTAGCTTTCCAATGAAAGCTCCTGAAGGGAGTGTAATGAGGAATGATGTATCTGCTATGGAGCAGTTAGAACTGTGGAAGATATATGCTGAGCATTGGTGTGAGCATAAACCTTCCATCACTGTCTATTATAGAGACGAAGAGTTTCCTAAAATACAGGCATGGATATATGAAAATTTTGATATATGCAGTGGGATTTCTTTTCTTCCGCACAGTGATCATGTATATAAACAGGCTCCCTATCAAGAAATAACTGAAGAGGAATATCTTGTACTATGCGAGGCTATGCCTGCTGAAATTAACTGGGAAGACCTTACGGATTACGAACAAGAGGATCGTACAATTGGTAGTCAGGAATTGGCATGCGCTGGAGGAGCATGTGAGATATGATTAAAATTAAGGGGGCTTAAGCCCCCTTTTTATATTACTTTTTCTTCTTCTTTTTAACAACGAAGGTTGGATCGGGAACAGTAGTTTTTCCTGCCTTTAGTTTCTTCAGTCTTTCTTGACGCTTCTTAGTTCTTTTCGTTGCTGCTTCAGCCTGAAGCTCCTTTTTGGTTTTCTTTTTATTAGGCATATCTTATTCCTCTACTGGAACATCACCAGCACAATGAACTTCTACACGATTAGGCGCAATCTCTACAGCAGTTAGTTCCCTAATCAATATACGTTCATTAATAGGTTTAGCACAATACGCTGCTACAGCAGGTGCTATATTCTTAGACAGAATACTACAGCCTGTTAGCATTAATATTCCTAACATTGTTACAATTAATTTAATCATTTTTTTCTCCTGCGTATAAGTTTTTGTACTGTATCCGATTCGTAGATACGAAGTCCCAGCCAAATAACAGTGAACAATGTCGCTACATCTGGTAGGATGCCAAAAAACCAAGCTCCTAAAGTCGTCACTGCCGCACCATCTCCTACATGATTTACCGATGCCGGTATATTATTTGTCATTTAGATTCCCTCCCTGCTGCGTCAAATAACACTGTCCATCCCTTAGCAAACTTGGGTGGCTTATCAAGTCCCTTAAACATATTCACCATGTCTTGTCCCAAGTAATCCAATACTGCGTAAGGGGGAGTAGCAATCTTTACTGCGGCCCCAATAGCCTTACCCTCTCCTATTTCCTTTAATGTATACTGACTCAAGCCATAGTTACCTAATAGCCTTGCCATTACCAAATCACTGAATTCAACATCCTCACCTTTAATCCAGGACTTAACATTCTCAACACTAGCATTAGCTGTACCTAATATAGCTCCATAAGTAACTAAGTTCTTAACACCAGCCGCAGTGTTGCCGCGTCTAATCTGATTATAGAAATCCCTACGTAGTATATCAAGTTGCTTAATTGTAAATGTTTTAAGCATGTAGAAGATTCGCCCGTTAGGATGTTGCATATATCTTACAGGCATTTCTTCTAAAGAGATGGGCTGTACTTTAGCTAGCTCATGCCATAAGACATGACGAACAGGAAAAGTAAGTTCCTTATTTTTAAGCCCAGCAACTAAACTATCCATTTCTTCTGGAGTAAAGGCAGCTTCATATTTAGCTTTTATTTTAGCCAGTCCCTTTGTAGATTTAGCTTGTGCTTGTAGCTTCCCTAAAGAAGCGTTTAGTATAGTTTCCTTACCAAGCCTATCAACAGCTCTAAACCCACTAAACTGAAGTCCTCTCTGTAACACTCTAGCAGTCCATCCAAGATGTTCCATTTCATGTGTAAGGTTGGTAAGTCCCAATGTCTCCATATTTACAGGAGCTTGTCGAGATATTACTCTAGGAATGTTAGCAGCAGTACGAGCAATAGATGTTAGATAAGCTGCTGCCCCTAAGTCACCAAGCTGCGTACCAGCAGCTAATGGATTAGCAAGAGTACCAGTGTATAGAAGATTCTTAGTTCCAGCTATAAGCTTATTTGGGCTTTTAACACCCTCAAGGAATCTAGCTGTAAAGATTTTTTCTAGCTCTGGAATATCATCTACGATAATATTACCTGCTCTACGTTCTTTCTCTAGTAAACTAGTAATAGCACGATTGACAATCTTTTCATCTGTCAATACTTCTTGTGCATTAATATTATCTAATGCTTTAGCACCACCAAAGAAATTGCGTGATTCAATCTTAGCATTCATATTATGAATATAATTAGTAAGAGATTCTAAACTATCTGAATAATCAATAATACTTTCTTCTTGTGATACAGTATCTCTCTGTCTCTTCTTAGTGTGCTCAGTGGAAGACCTAATAGACGGCTTACCTTGGGAAGCTAATAGTTTCTTACTAAGAACATCTCTTACTTCAGCATCAGTTAGATGATCATTAATAACCCTGTCATTTATTTTAGAGGCTGAAATCCTCTCTGTATCTCTCAGTCCATATTTAATATTGATAGCATCTGCTAAGGCAGTGCGGTACCTATTCTTATTAATACCCCTACGTTGCATGTATTTCTGATAGTCTGCCACTTGTCGTGGAAAGAAATCAGGAACCCTACCAATCTTTATTCCAGCTTCTATTCCTCTACCGTAAGTACGATCTAACATAGCACGTGTGCGAGAAATTGCAGATAAAAGAGCATCCCGTTTCTTTGGTGTAAGTTCACTTGCCAGCTCTCGCATTGCTTTAATGTCTGAATTGTTCCAAAATAAATTAAATCTCCTACGCTGATTACTAGACAGCGGTTTTACTGCTCTAGATAATTGGTCCTTTACTCTCAAGTCCTTTCCTATATTCTCAGAGAGCTGCTGTCCATGTCTCTGAAATCTAAATCCCAATACAGGACTCATCTTATGTACTGTAGTGGAAGCTACACCAATAAATTCCTTTATCCTATCCTTAACATTTCCTGTACCTGTACGTATGCGTCCCCTTAGAGAATTCATATCCTGAGCTATCTTTGTAGTTTTAGCTTGCACAGCTTCTTTAGAAAAATCCAAGTCGTCTCCCAAACTGTACTTCTTATTAAATTCTTCTTTCACTCTGGGTGACATATTGGTTTCTTGAGCAGCTCTACGGATAGCTGTATCCTTATTAGCACCCTTTATCATGTGTTCAAGTGCTTTATCATTCACCTCATCAAAGGCTTTCTGTGCCTGTTTGGGCAGTCTTATTTTATCAAAAGCCCCCTTAGTGGCTATAGTTCCTTTAATACCCCCTATGAATAATGGAGCTGTTACAGCACCTATACTGGCCACACCCAAAGCCTCCTCAGTATCAACCTCTCCCTTCTCAGCTAATTGCTGAGCAGTATTTTGAGTACCAGCTATTACGCCACCTACTGTGGCAGCACCACCAATACCTCCAGCAACACCTGCTATCTTCTCAGCAGTGGTTCCAAGTTTAGCCCCTACTGTGGCTGTAGCACCAGCAGCCTTAGTCCACCCAAGTGGAGTAAGAAGAAGTTCTGGATCAGCTATAACGGCGTTTATGAAATGAGCAGTAGTACCACCGGGATCAGACAAAGCTGCTTCCTTCATGGCAGATAAAGAGAACCCCTCTTCAAACTCTCCCTTGTCATAACTATCCCCCAATGATTTCCACATCTCTCCGTAAGCATCTTGTAGCTTAAGATATGCGGCATCTTCCTGTGGTGTTAATTCTCTTTCAAGAGCTTGCTTTTCCCATAAGTCTAATTCTTTATTTAATGTAGTGATGGCAGGAATAGACATAAGAAATTGATCCCTGCTAACTTTAGCCTTCTCATCAAATTCACTCTGAGGAGTGAACAAATATCTCACCCCGCTAGCTACAATACTATCTTCCTTCATAGCTTTAATAGGATTCTTAATTGTATCTAAAAATCCTTTAGTGGTTTTAGCTTCCGCTACTGTTGGCTGCTGTTGCTGTGCTTCTAGCGTAGCAGCAGCTCTAGGAAACATCTGACGTTCTCTCTCACCTAATTGTAAAGTAGGGGGCTCTCCCCCGCCAGTAGCAAAGATACGATTGACAGCCTGTTTCTCAGACTCAGGACTTATTCCTGCTTCCCTACGAAGAAAGCTTTTAATCTGACTGTCAGTAGCCTCATCAGGGAAGTCAAACTCTTGCCCTTCAAACTGTATAGTTTGTGTCACCTTAATTGATCCATTGTTATCACTCTAGTCTTGGGAGCTTCTTCATCAGCAAACAAACCCTTAGTCCATGTCCACACATCTTCAAATATATTAGTGTCTTCTTGAGCACCACCAGATATCAAATCTTGTTTAACTCTTTCAGAAGCCTGTCCCATAGCAGCTCCTAAATCAATTTCCCCTCCACTATCCTTATGTATCTTTCTTGCTAAACTACCAACGCTTAGTGCTGCTTGCTGCTTTGCAGCGTCTTCTATATCTAAATCAAATTCATCTACAAGTGTAGCAGCAAAGTCCAACTCTCCCCTATTTGGGATTAGGCCAGCAGTTGATAGTGTCTTATTAATTCTTCTCTGTCCAGCAGTATAGGCGTTGGCTGTACGTACTTGCTCTTTAGTAGGACGTCTGGGATTACCACCAGTTGCTATTAGAGCCTCAGTGGTAGTGGGTGTAATCTTAGGACGCTTACGCTCAGAACTAATTTCTTCTTTCTCTGATAGTTTATTAGCTCTATCGAGAAGATTGAATGCAGTGTCAAAGTCTCCGAGTCCTCTAAAGCTTTCAGCAGCAGTTCTGAGTCCTTCAGGACTAGTAATATCTGTTGATTGCATAATGCTTTGTCGAGCCTGAGCTTTAGCAACTTCTGGAGATTGTTGTTGCAATCCAAAAGCCCCAGAGATTCCTCTAGTAATACCTCTACCAGCACCAAATGCTGTCTGTGCTAAGAGTGTATTAAAGTCCCCAGAAATTCCCTGCTGTACATCTGCGTCAGCCTTGCCTATTCTACTCCTCACTTCTTGTGGAGTTTCAAATCCAAATGGTGTTGATCTAGATTCTCCAGCCATTACTGTAGTCCTCCCTGTGGGAATAAATTAGCAAATGGATCTCCGGCTCCACTAAATGCTGATTGTGTAAAATCTTGTGCTCCTGTGGGTTGCTGTGCTCCACCACCACCAAATAGGTTGGAGAAGTTTACATTTTGTAGAGCACCACCAATTCCCTGAGCAAATGCAAGTTGAGGAATACCAGCCTGCTGAGCAGCCTGAATACCAAATGCTCCTTGCTGTGAGCCAGCCTGGGCTGCTTGCCCTCCTAAACCGGAGCCAAGATTAAACTGTTGTAGAGGAAGTTGCTCCAAACCTACAGTTCCCTGAATCCCTTGTAAAGCATTCTGGAAAAGCCCCTGTTGGAATTGCTGCCCCTGTCCTAATGCACCAATTAAATTCTGACTACGCTGTTGTTCAATAGCAGTTTCAAACTCTCTGAGTTCTGGTGTACCGCCTCCCTGGAAGTTAGATCCAAGTCTACCCTGTCGTAATAGACGAGACTCTAGTTGTTCTCTTTGTCGGTTTCTAACTGGATTGAGTAGGTCTTCCATTCTTTGAAATTGACCAGATGCAATCTGTGTTGGTGTCTGACCTCCCTGTAATTGTTTTAGTTGCTGCAATCCAAAGGCACCAAGTCTAGCAGATGGCTCTTGAAAACGTGGGTCTAATTGAGCAAATCCTTGTGCTCCTTGGAATCTTGTAGTACCCAAACCAGATTGAATATCAAATGGATTGAATGCTGCCCCTGCTTGTGCAGCCGCCCCCGCGTCTCCTACTCTATTGGATGCTCGATTAGCTGCCACACCTCCAACAACCGCTGCTCCTATTGCGCCCCAGGTCATAATATATCCTCTGTTAATGCTAATAGTTCTTCAGGTGAGTCTAAACTTATATAGTCTTTAGCTATCACCTCTTCTTCAATCTTTTCTAAATCTGTTTCATCAGTTAGATGTATAGTAATCCATATAGTATCTTCGTGAGCATACACTGCCCTCTTAGTAGCGGGCAAACTAACCATTGTTAGTGGACCTATTAATTCTTCTTTACCATTATGCTCTGTAACTACAGTTACTCTGCCACTAACTAATATATTTATATGTGCGTGCTTATGTATCTTACCTACCAATACTTCTCCAGCAGGAATAAATATTTCTCTTGCATAAACACCCGGAGCAAATGTGTGCTTTAGAGGAAGATAATCTCCTTCTTTACTATCTGGAAGATTTCTTATTGCTGCTTCCAAATTGAATATATCCTTCCTAATCTCAATAGGAGCAATCTGCTTATCTTGTGACGGGAGAGACATTCCAAGCTGCATAATATTCCTCTTAAGTTCTAATACAATACATTACGTTAATATTCTTAGGTCTGGTTTCATTACCGCCTCTAGCATTAGTGGTGTAATCTGCATCAGCACTATTATCAACACTATCACCGCCACCAGCAGTACCCTCAGTTTCTATACCAAATGTATGTGTGTGTGATTCAAATTCATCTTGTTGAATAGTACCTACATTATCACCCGTAGTGCCATCTCCCCTATCTGTACGAGAACCCGCATCTGGATCAATACCCGCCCCATGATCCCAACCACGTAAGAAATATCCTCTAAAGTCTGGGAGATTAAATGTTGTACTACCATCCCCTATACCAAATTGAGTACCTACCACAGCAAACAAATCATCATAAACAGTACGACTAACAGCAGCACCATTACATTCGAGATAGTTAGTGGGGGCTGTGGAGGTTAGCCATGTAATTACACTGCCTGTTTCTGTAGATCCTAAAGCAGATTTAGTACCAGCTAAAGTAGATTCTCCTGTACCGCCCTGAGCTATTGTAGTTATGTTAGTAGAACCGATATGATAGAGATCAGTATCTAATATTCCGCTATCAACAAGATCACCAGCAGCACTTAGCTTAGGTATGTTGTTAGCTGTAGCACTAATTACCTTATTAGCTTTGCTTGCAACGGATGTTACAAGATTTCCTAATTCAGTATCAATATCAGCTCCGTCTATAACATCATTAGTAGATGTCTTTGAAGTGAAATTATTAGTCTGTATATAATCACTCATAAGGTAGTTCTTCCTATCTTGGCCTGTAAATCTACCCTTTGGATAGACACCTGTTCTTGATTAACCGTACCCTCTATACCTATTTTAACAATCCTACCAGATTTTGATATGGGTGCTTTAAGATTAGCAAATAGTACATTACCACTCCATCTATCTATACCATACTGAGCAATACCCCATCTAGAAACTGTTGGAGAAGTTAGTGTTAGATTAGTAGAAGAGAAAGTATCATTATAATCAAATGCCCATTTTAAAGTAAGAGTTTGATTAACACTCCCAATCACTTGTATAGATGCTTTCTTCAAAATCTTAATAAAACTAGATAAGTCTTGTTGCTGATTTCCTAAACTGTTCCATGTTGAATGGTATTTAAAATTATAACTAGTACCACCAGTACCATCACTATCTACATCATCTAAGAATTCAAAGTATTTAGAAATATATCCTGAACGTCCTACATAAAGAAGTTGTGATCTATCTGCGTGTAAAGCTGTATATTTTATATCCCACTCACCTGCTCTAGCACTACCATCAGGTAGTATGTTACGAATATCAAAATAAAATACTTTAATAGATGTTGGAAATGAAATAGCATAGAAACCTTCAGTTTCATAATATGCTGATTTAATCTTAGTGTTTGTTTCTGCTCCTACAAAAGCCAGGAGATAGTCTCTTACGTTCTTAGACAAATCTGTTACTGGCATACTCTTCTCTTGAATAGTACGTCCAAGAGTGCGCAGTCCACTATCAGATAGGAATATAATATCTGTACCTGTAGATTGTATACTATCTCTAGCAACACACCCAATACCTTTAATGTTTTCTACTATCTGCATAGTAGAGGCGGGGTCATAGGGATTCTCATAGATTACAATACTACTTTTACCAAAGATTACTAGGTGGCCGTTATGTTCTCCTAGCCCTATTCCTTCATCCATACCCCCTTGCCAAACAAGGGAAAGATCAAACTTACTACTCCAGGTAGTTTCGTCTAGTAAATTACTATACTTTAAATCAGTACCATCCAACACCCATAAAAATCCAAATGCTGCTAATATATCTACAGAGTTGGTAGTTGGTTGTTCAGTGCCAGTCATTACAATATCAGCAAAACTGCCGCCAGTAGTTGTCATAACTATTGGCACATGATTCTGTTGTAAGGCTACACACTTACCATTTAGATTCTGAAACTTCCAATTATTTGCTGTGGGTGTAGTTATAGACCCAGTGATGTCATCAAGAGTAGAGCCATTTGTTCTATAGATTTTATTATTAGCTGCTACTAATATAGCATTGTTACCGTCACCATCTACATATTCAAATATTTGTTCAACGTCTTTAGTACCTGTACCTTCTGCCCACACTCCTGTAGCCCATACACCAGTGGCCCAAACACCAGAAGCCCACACATCAGATGCACCAATAGCAGAAGCATTTATTCTCCTACTACCCTTACGTGAAGAAAGTCTTCCTAAATCATCAATAACACAGTTGGTAGCTTCGGTAGCCCATTGAGGATCAAGGGTTTCAGTACCTATTTGTTTATTAAGTCCTAATGATCCAGGAGAAGATATACCTAGATGTGCTAATCGCTTAGGCATTATTCAACTATCCAAACACTTTCGTGTGGTTGATTTCTAAAATCAATTGCTATACCATCACCCAGGGCTAAGGCATAATTCTTCATAGCTTCAGCAAACTGCATCCCACTATCATCTCCCCTCTCTGAGATAGCTTTAGCATAAGCTCCCAATATAATAGGTTGTGAATTAATTAATACTAATGTATCATCATCAGTACCATCTAAAGCAAAGTCATCTTGTGGGAGAACAATATCAAAATTAAGATTATACTCACCATCTGGTACGGGATAAACATCTACTACCCCATCTCCATTAGACTGTCCATTAATATCATAATACATTGGAGCTGCAAGTTGCGGTCCGCTACTTATTAGAAGATTCTCTGTCATCCAATTAGTAGGAGCAATCTTCATAACACTATCTTCTGTATCATTCATTGCAAAGAGAATTCTAAATCTATCTCCTGCTCCTGTAAGTGCATAACTAAATGTGGAGGGTATTGTAGTTACTTGGATAGTAGCTCTAAGCTGTATCCAATTATGAGCATCCTCTACTTCTCGTTTAGCCTCGTTTACAAAGTCACCAATGAGTTTAGAATAAGGACCATCAGAGACAGAAACAACTTCATTCTCTCGAAGTCTACGTAGTACAGCATTAATCATTTGTATAAATGTCATTAGTTGGGTATCCTTAATACTTTAAACCCGGCCCCACCACTGTCAGCAGCACCCACTGTTACCCGTTCAAGTGTTCCATTATCTACATCATAAATCATAAAACGAGTATTACCTGCGGTACTATCTAAATCAAATCTAGTAATTTCTACATTATTAACATGAACTTTGAGCCATCCTGTAGAAGAAAAATCTCCAAGTATTAGTGGGGTGGTTGTACCATCAACTGCTATGTACAGTTTGTTATTTCCAGTTTCATTGAACCCTGCTTGATCACCGATATATATATTACTAAATCCACTACCAGTCCAACCAGCTTGATACCCTATGGCTACACAACTATTACCGCCATTTATTAGTGCTTGCTTTCCCACAGCTACAGTAGTTGAGACATTACCACTACTTCCCATAGCCTGATAACCTACAGCAACATTACTATTACTTGTAGTAGAAGTTTGAAGAACCCCGCTTCCTACTAATACATTATCTCCTCCTTGAGTCAGGGCTTGCCCAGCAGAATCTCCTACAGCAGTATTATCATCTGCTGTAGTCATACTTGAGAGAGCATTAACACCTATAGCAGTATAACGATCAACTCCCGCGAGTTCTACTCCAGCACCAGATCCTAGTGCTGTGCCATTTGCATCTGTAACACCTGTTAAACCACCACCAGCAGGAGTATAAAATTCAAGTGCTGTTTCTCCAGCATTAACTCTCACTGCTTTAAGAGTTTCACCAGAAAAAGAAGATGGAGTATCAGACAGTCCTACGAAAGTAGTTGCAGCAGGAGATGTCCCATTCACCCATATACTACCATTATATGTTAACACTTCATCAATAGAAGGAGAAGTGACAGTAATCCCCGTCAAATCATCTAAGGTTCCTACCCATGCTTGAGGAAACCAAGTAGTACCATCGTATTGTATTATATCGCCGTTAACAGCGGCTTCTGCTTCTACATCAAGCAAATCTGTTAGCCTTGATATAGCTATCAAACCTGTACCAGTAGTACCACTGCCTCTATAAATTCCCATTAGTCAACCTTTTTAGATTGCTTCACTTTCTTTTGTTTCTCCACCACTTTAAACACGCCCCTTTCGCAAAGACGCTGTGCCTTGGCTTCGTCCACTTCTATAATATCTGTAGGACCGCCGCCTTTAATTCTTTGTACAAAAACCATTAAGTTCTCCTTAAGAAAGGGGGAGCTTACACTCCCCCATCCCTATTTACGCAGGTACAACGAATGCAATAGCAGCGTTGTCACGTAACTCACCTATACCATAAATGGTATCAGCAGTGAACAAATCACCCAACCACTCTTGCTTGTACTGAGACTGAGAACGCACAGTCATCTGTTCAGCCAATACAAAAGCATCCTTATGTAGCAGCAATCCCTGGCGATAAGGCTCATCTGTAGGAGTGGAAGTGTTCCAATCCTCAGTATTACCAAGTCTATCTACAAAAGACGCACCAGTAGGAGCTGCGGAAGTAAAGGTAACACTCTCACCACCAGTTACACTATTAACATGCAACCAAGGACAGTTAGTAGATACAAACACTTCTATACCGTACATGTCACCTACACGACCATTACGGATAGTATTGCCCATACCTAGTTCACCAGTGAATGCCTGCTCTGTAAAGCGAGCAATACCAGTGAGGGTCTTCTTCTCTACAGGTGGGAGTACAAATACACGATTCATCATCGGAACATCTGCATCGTCTATAGTCTGAATCATGGTACGAATACCAGCATCAGTTAGAGTTGTACCATTACCTGTGTTAGTGGATGCAGTTGGGTCCCACACAGTAGCGCCATCACCACCAATTACGGCAGTAGAATAACGTGTAGATCCCTGAACTGTAGCACCAAGCAACGCAAGATCCTGATCTACCTGAGTAGCTAACGCGAAGCCAGCATCGTCAGTATAGAAAGCACGCATTGAATTTAGACCCTGAACAGCAGTGATGTCTTCAATAAGTTTTGAATATTCATAATGCTTATTAATGAGAATATCAATATCTGGTTCAGTATTGGCATTTAATGTCACCTGAGTTTCAGCAGCCTTAGCGTTTGCGCTACCACGAGTAGGCGCAGGAATATGAATGGTATCACCTTTCTTCCCTACATGCCTAAGTTTTGTTACTAGATTAGCCAATACCAGATTAGTTTTATACGCAGCGATAACATCATCAGACCAGATTTCTGGAATGAAGACGTCCTGCGTGGTATTGGTACTATGATTTGTACCTAAAGCCATTTTAGCTCTCCTAAGTTAATTAACGTACACGACCTTCTTGATATGCTAGTAGAATCTCATCTTGAATAGATTCCCACTTTTCTCGATCTCTAATTCTTAAGTTGATTAAATCGGAACGACGATATATCTTCTTTGAAGATGCTTCATTCGCGCCCTTTTCAACCGTAGCACCCTTTAAGGCTCTATCACGTTTAGCCTTTGTTTTAGCTTTACCTTCTTCTGGCTCTTTGTGGAGTTCCTTATACATAGATATAAGCTCACTGCCAGTGGTGGAATCAAGCTGCACTCCCGCTTCCTGAAATAATTTCAATCTAGTTGGAGAGGTGCTTATCCACGTTTGGAAGTCCTCGGTATTAACAACCTCTTGCCAATCAGCATTTACACTTGCTAATTCAGCATGACATTGACTTACCCTGGTCTTCTGTAAAGCATCTTCTAGTGCTTGTAATTTTGGATTATTAGCCAGAGTATCTTCTACAGCAGATCGTACTACTGCCTCTGGGTGATCCAAGAGATCATCGACTTCAATCGGTTTTGGTCGATCTTTTTCAGATTGAGTCTGTTTTGCGCTGAGTTCCAGTTGTAACAACTGATCAGTAAGTTTACGTAATTCACCTACTTCATTATTTTTACGGCCAAACTCTTTTTCCAGGTGTGAGTAAATATCAATTACATCTTCTATTGATTTATCCTTAAACTTATCTGGAATAGTGGATGTTGTTTCTTCAGTAATTGTCTCCTCTTCAGGAGTTACTTCATCCTCTATAAGATTTTGAAGCTCGTCTTCAATATCAGTTATTTCATCCTGCTCTACTATAATATCACGATTTGCCATATCCGCCTCTTAGGTTTAGGAATTTTTGGAAGCTTGCTTTTGTTCTTGCTTAAGCTTCTCTTCTCTTTTTTTAGGCCACTTCATATATTCCCCAGGGAATGCTGGATCTGTTCCATCAAGCCTGGTACGAACTGGACTAATTATGCGAGATGCTGTGTTTCCACAAGAAGGACACAATGTATCTTTTATTTGTGAATCTACTAGCCTCTCAAATTTCTCACTACAGTTATTACAAACGAAATCAAAAAGCAACAACTTGCTCATCTTCTTCCTCAATTTGGATTACTTCTTCTTTTAATATATTATCGTGATTATTATGAACTCCATCAGAATAATTTACGATATATTGTAGAGTAGTAATTTGCCCCCGTCTAAATTGCCATTGGTCGTTTGTAGTGCAATCATTTACAGCTCCTTCTTCGAGCTGATTCAGAATGCCTTGTACATCTTTTTGAAATGTTTGCCACCCATCTTGGGTGAACACCTCGAATAAATCATCAAACTGTTGCTGTACTTCTGGTTGCATTTGCTTCTCCTGTTGATTGCGCTTTCAAAGCGTCAACTGTGGTTTTATAAAAATCAAGCTGTGTGCCTAATTCTTCTGCCTCTGCTTTAGCAATATCTAGCATGGCTGATGCCATCTTCTTAGCTTCATCTGAGTCGGCCTTTTGCATCTCAATATCTACGCGGACCATCTCTGCTTGTGCTCTAATAAACTCTACTCGTATACGAGCTTGCTCATTTTGAGCTTTCATTTGCAAATCCTGTGCCTTCAATTGTTCTTCAATTGTAGGTTGTGGTGGTTGAGGATTAAGTGCTTGCTGTAGCATGCCCCCAACTATTTGCAACATCTCCTCCTTGTTAGTCATTGAACTATTTTCGTAAATAGAACGTAGCAATAACCAATAAGCAGGGGAATTAGGTGGAACAGTAGCTAACAAACCTGTTAGTTGTTGCTGTTCAAATTCTCTAGCCATAATACCAAGAGTAGAATGTACTGTAAACTTAACATCTGTAGCCTTATAGCGTTCTGGTTCAAATTGAATGTATCTCCATGCAGCTTTGTGAATAAGTGGTGTAGTAAATGTACGTTCAATGTTAGCCATTGTACGCTTAGATCGCTTGATAGCCCCACTCAACATCATACTCATACCAGATGCAGTGTTGTTTCTAGGACTAACACCTGTAGGAGTAGCACTATCCATAGCACCTGTACTCATTTGCACCATTCGTTCAAGTTCACCAGCCTGAGTAAATGTATTATTATTTACCTGTCCGAAGTTAAATGGTTTTAATATCTGACTTGGATCACCATTAGTAAAGATGGCTTTGCCTGGTCGTACAGAAAATTGTCCACCTCTAGGAATACGTGTAGCATCTATACCCATCATTGGTCGAATAGAAAGAGCCATTGCGTCTATTCTAGCTCTTACTTCAGCATCTAATGCTTTCTGAGCATTATATCCCTTTTCTGTAACACCACGTCCCCAAAAACTTTCTGGAACTGTATCATGTTGATAGGCAATAAATGCTCTATCTTTCATTAATAGAGGATTTTCGTTAGCTCTTAAAAGAACAGTATCATTTGCAATAGTTACGATAGCTTCAACTAAATCGTCTTCATCTATTGTAGCTGGTAGTCCTTCAAAATCTACAAGCTCCTCGTCTTCTGCTACTTCTGGTGATAATAGAGAAGCAGGAACTAGCCCATGATATTCAATAAGTTTAGTCTTTTGAGAAATATCTGTATCTCTTAACTCTTCTGGGTCAATATCCAAATCTAAATTATCTGGAAATCCCCCTAAATCTATATCATCATATATGCCTTGAAACTGCTTACTAACTACTGTGTGCTTTGGCACTATCATAATATGAGCGCAGCCCAATGCCTCGTCTATTGTACGTGCTGTAGGATCAATAGCAAATCTTTTGGGATGTACTGGTAGGAGTTTTACAGCGAACTTCTCTGTCTCTCCACTCTCGATAGTTTGACGAACACCGTCCTCAATAACTACCTTGCCAATACCTGTGCCATAAATGGCTCCATTAAGAAACACTTCTGATATAGCACTAGGAACTCCATTATCATCCAAGTCCTCGAGGAGTAGCTTACGGAATACTTCCATATCTTCTCTTTGTTGATCTTGAACATCGTCACTTACATCAAACCATCTACCCTTACCAAAAGTAGCTTCTTCTAATTCAGCTACAGTGGCTTCAATAGCTTGCTGTATTGCAGGAGTAATAATTCTACTACGTTCACTATCTGTAGTTTTATCAGCAGCGGCCCAAATACCTCTCCACAATCTGTAGTATTCATCCCATTTAGTTTCAAATTTACTATCCCTATAATCTGCCCAGGGACCAACTTTACCCATAATCCACGATGCTAGTTTTTCTTCCCTAGTATTCATGTCTTCTAAAGCAACATCTTCGTCTATATCTACAACGATTGTATTTTGATTAGCCATTTAATATCCTACTAAGGAATCTAGAGGTTCCCAACTATCATATCCAATTTCATTTTCATATATGGAACTAGAGATTTGATCTATATACGCAAGAGCATCTAACAAATCATCATGGGCCATTGGGTTTGGAAAGTCTAATAGTTGTTCTACAAATTTTTTGTTCCACCCAGCAGTCTTTAATGTAATTCTACCATGCTGGAAACGACCCTGTAAGCTCCACAGAATGCGTTCTGTCTTCTTCTTACCCCCATGAGTAAGGGGTTCTATGCGTGGATATATGTTAAGCCTACGCATTTGATCTTCGAGATATGGCATAATAGCGTTCTTTAAGCTACCACCCTCTATACCCACTGCTGCCGGTTTATATTTCTGTGCTGCCATAATTATTTGTAATGAAGCTTCTCGTACACCCCATCTACCACTAATAATATCTTTAACAAACCATCCTTCAGGAGCTACTTCTACTACAGCTATAGCCATTTCATCAAGACGTTTAAGATTAGACTTAATCATTCCGTCTCCGTCGGAATATCCAGCAGGATCTACAGCTATATATGTAATACCCTCAAATGGAGTCTTGTCTGCGTATTGTACATCTTTCTCTTTAAATGCTCCACCACCACTACTGCTAAAGGATGCTTCAAATTCCTGTCTAAATGCATCAACACTCATTCTTTCTCTAGCGGCTTCTATAACTTTAGGATCAAGAGTGGGATTATCTGTTGAATTGAACGTAAATGCTTCCCATTCTTCTCTATCCTGTGCCTCAAGCCATAAATCATAGAAATGATTCTTACCTTCTGGAGTACCAATAAACAAGGCGTCCCCATTAACATCTGCCAATGTTGGTTGTATGATAACATCCCATACTTCTGGCTTCATAAATGCATACTCGTCCATTACTATATAGCTGTTACCGCTACCTCGGAGAGTATCGGGTCTATCACTTCCTTTTAATTGAATCTTTCTACCATTTATTAATGTAATTGTGGCAGTATTCTCATAAGTTTTAGTTATAACGTCCTTGCCCATGTCTTTAAGCATATCCCACATAATATCTTTGGCTTGCTGAAATGTTGGAGCAATATACCAAACTTCTTTAGATTTTAAATTATATCCGCTTTCATTCTTGTCCTTCAGTCCCTCTACAAGAAGCAATACAGCAGCAAGATAGGTTTTACCTCCTCGTCTTCCAGCAGCACATACCTTAAACTTAGCAAGAGATGTAAGTATCTCCATTTGTTTTGTATGTAATTTAAAATCTAAGTTCATTATCTGGGCTTTTTAGTTTTATCTGGTGTAGTCTTACTGGCAGTGATCTCAGCTAAACGTCCACCTTCAAGAGCTTCTCTACGTCTACGTAGTTTGTCTAGTATAGATCCTTTACCAGCTAGTTTATCTGCTTTACGTTCAGCCATTATATCTTACCTCTATTAGATCCTTCAATATTAGTAGGAGAAGGACTAAATCTACTAGCCGTAGTTCGGTCCCAGGGTGTCTTAATCTTTGGTACACTGTCCCCTTCTATCTTACTGGGCTTACTAGTAGGATCAGAAAGGCTTGCTTTGTCAACTCTTGTACTAATATCACTCATTTTCTATTTCCTCAAATTCTGCATCATCAATAGTTATCTGTTTAACGTCTTCCAAACTACCTATTATAATATTTACTGCTCCCATACCATTGCCTCTATCTAATTCTACAGCTTTAGTTACAGGAACAGCTCTGTCAAAGAGCATCTTAGCTGCCACCATATCTCCATCCTTGGCTCTTTGTATCACAACTTTAAGTACAGCATTAAAATCTCGTTGTAATTGCTTTTCAAAACCCTCTCTTATTACTTCCCTAAAAAGAGTGGTAGCATTTTTCTTGCCTTTAGGACGACCGGCAGGGTTTCCAGACTTTCCTGGTTTAAATAGCTTCTTGCCTGTTTGCTTTTCTTCCATTAAACATTAAACGGCGTACCACTACCGTCCCCTACAATTGTAACATCATTAACTGATTGAATATTACTATCAAGTTCATTAGCTACAGTGAATGTTAGTTTATCAGTTGCAGTTTTTATTGCAGTTATTTCATCATCAGTAGGTATTGTAAAATGTGCGTTAACAGCCGAAGCATGAATTACTAAAAATCCGACAACATCTCCATTCATCTCTCCTGATGTTAGATCAAAGGTCCACTGTCCATTACCCTCATGTACTGGAGAAACATCTCCAATAGCAGTTTGGGTTCCTCCATCTAGAGTTACATACCCAACCGGTGTACCAGTAGTTATTGCACTTCCATCTGTAGCTGAAATCAACGTGAAAGGAAACCCCGTAACTGCCGTATTCTTTTTAAACATATCCTCTCCGAATTAACCTATAAGTTGATTTGATCTGGATGCCCATGCTGATTGAAATGCAGCACCACCACTAGGAACTAAAGTACCTACATCACCAGTAGCTTCCTCCCCACTAAGAGCTACACTTACAGATGAGACTAATGAGCCTTCCGATCCCGTACCCTCATTACCTGAAAGGGTTACACTGATCGCTGGAGCTAATGCTCCAATATTACCTGTTCCTTCCTCGCCTGTTAAAGGCGCCTCTTCTCCTACTGTAGGAGTGAGAATACCAATTGCACCAACACCCTCTTCACCAGAGAGTGGAACTGATATTGCTCCAGTGAGAGTTCCTTCCGAGCCTGTACCTTGTTCTCCAGTAAGAGCTATAAAAACTCCTACGCTTGGAACCAGTGTTCCAATAGCGCCTGTAGCTTCTTCTCCTGTCAGTGAAACATTTATGGAAGGAGCTAAGTCTCCTTCTGTTCCAGTTCCTTGAACACCAGATAGGTTTATACTAAGTGCTGAACTTAATGTTCCTTCATTACCAGTGCCCTCTTCGCCTGTAAGGGGAACACTAATAGAGAAAGCTAAACTTCCCTCTGCTCCCGTACCTTCCTCACCTGTCAATGGTAATGACATTGAAGGAGCAAGAGAACCTTCTGCTCCTGTTCCCTGATTGCCAGTGATGACTATATTAATACCAGCACTAGGGACTAATGTCCCAACATTACCAATGCCTTGATTACCTGTTAGTGCAACGCTTACTGAGGGGGCCAGGTTACCTTCTGCACCTGTACCAGCATTTCCTGTTAAAGCAGCTTGCTCCACCGCTGCTACGGCAGTCGGCACACCTTGACTTGACGATGGTAGTAAATACAGATTAGGATTACGCCTGATCCGCTCTATTTCTTCATCTTCTAATGGACGATTGAAAAATATTGCTCTATAGATATTCCCAACATAATCATTTGACGTTTGACCTATTCCTATCCTCCATTCCTGAGCATAATCCGCATATTCATTGAAGGCATTGTCCATGTCAGATGATTTCTGACCGTCTAAAAATAGATTTTTTACTGGTGATCCACTTCTGTCGTCCACTTTCCCTGCAAGAAAATAGGGTTTGTCGTAGGTGATTCCTATTGGAAAGGTATAAGTAGAAACCCCCCAATTACCGTTGATGTCAGCTGTTGCAAATGCAAATTCATCAATATTATTTTTCTTCTTACTTATGCGTATACTACGATTACCAGAAACCTCTGATTCTCTACCGATTAAGGATCTATCCGTATTGGTCGCAAGATTTCGCAGGTCGGCTATAAATATCCATGTAAAACCATTATTATTATTTGCAACTTCAAAGTCAGGATGATCAGGAGTTCCTGCCCAATCATCAGACAGAGTGCAATTGAGACATTTCCCCCCTCGGCTTACTTGCCATGTAGCATCGCCGTTTAATGTAAACTCTTTACCACCGACAATATCGGGATTGCCATCCAATAATGTATCAAACTTTAAGCCACGGGTTATTGATAAGGACCAGTCAACCTCAACTAACTCGTTGGGTTTTCGACCTGGATCTAATAGATTAGGCTCCCACAATAACTTATGGAGCAGATCAGACATTATGATTGTACTTGAGGAATAATCGGATTAAATACTTGATGCATTTCTACATCGTCTGCCTCAAAAACATCGCCACCAGTGTTTACAATAACAAGCTGACCATATCGGCTAGTTGGGGCGAATCTTCCAACAAAACCATTCTGCACTGACGCGCCATCATGCACTACCAGTTGGCCGATAAATTGACACTGTTTTACAAATTCATCCAAGGTAATAGTCCCTAATGCTCCATCTGGTGCGGCACCATCAGCGCCAGAATTACCGGCTACATTACCATTTGCCTGGGTTGTTGAGGTAGAATTTGCCCAATAATATGAAATAACACCACCTATTATTGGTGCCTCCCCTGTGAAATCTACACAACCTAACACCTCGTAAGCCGAAGCGCGTGTTGCTCCTAAATCAACTTTATCGCTTTGTCGTCCTTCTAAATCAGCAACAGCAGATAAGGTAAGTACAACATCTGTAGGTGTTCCAATCGTCCAATTGGTAGCCACATCAGCAGGCGAAAAGCTACCCGTTACAAAAAATCTAATCTGAGTACCACCCGTTATTAAAATGTCACCCGCTGCCATTATGAATCCCTCGCTGCTGCCCACTCTGTACGATTAATTACCTCACCAAAACCAAATAAATTCTCAGCCCTACTACCATCAACATCTATCAGATCCAACATTGCCGCATTCATTGCTGTACGACTGGTTGCATGCCAAATTGAATTAGTGCCATCACCTTCCGCATCTGTGAGTTGTAAACGCAAATCAGCGGTAATAATCAAATTTTCTTCGGCACCTCCATTTGATCCGGTTATCCATGCGAGCCACGGTTGTTCATCGATTCCCAAATTAGCATAAGCATCAAGAGTGGTTGCTGCTCTAACAGCTCCTTGAGATATTGCAGGTTTTGAAATTGTATAGGCGGCCCTTTTGAGATTAATTGTATCCAATATGTCTTGTGTTGGGCCTGTAGGATCATATCCAAGCGTATCAGGATCGGTGTTTACTTCTGACTTAAGTGCTGCTAAATCAGTTGGGTTATTTATATCGAATGCCATTATGCTATCCTAATAAGACCAGTGGTCGCATCATTAGTGGGCATAGTGAGAGTAAAGTCTGCTGCTGTAATACTCTGAGAACTAAAAGTATGTACAGAACACTCTTCGTTTCCTGTTGCTGAAGCATTATATAACACAGCAGCATCAAAAGCACCACTAGATGTTAGATTTGTCCAGGTTTCGTTAGCAGAAGGGGTCCAGAAGGCCGTAGTTCCACTTGTAGTGGGGGCTGTAGCATTAGTTACAGCCTGCCCTCCCTGGGTATAGTTGCCAGTAGCAGCCAATTCCCCTGTCGTATTATAGACAGTATCGGCTACGCCTCTGCTTCCTGATACCAAGAATAAAGCCAGATTAAAAACATCCTTAGTAGTTACAGTACGAGTGCCGTTAGCTGCCTGAGTGCCAAAGGCATGAGATCCATTTAAAATCTCCTGCTTGAAAGACGTACACATTGCTTGAACATTTGCCATTTTTTAAATCTCCTATTTCAACATTGCTGCTATGCCTTCGGCAAGCACATTTCTTTTAAGTGTTACGTGAGCACCACGTTTTACTATTACGCCATCAAGGCGCCATTCTTCCCACGTAGTATGTTCATTATCGTTATCTAAAACACCCTCCGTTTTGTCCAGAAGACTTTCTTCCATCATCTGTCTCTTTCCATCAATCTCTACTAATATTTCCACAAATATTTTCTTCCTCTTCGTTATATTGTGGCACACTTGCCACGGATGATGATTAATGTTTCGTCTTCAAGACTATGTGTTATATTCGTAGGAGTACGAAGTTTGTCACACATACTAAAAACTATTAGCTGTTCCTCACCGGGAACAGAATATACTGTACATGCTGTATCCCCAAGGATACATATATTCAAATAATATATTATTAATAATTCCATATTTCCTCCCAAGAGGAAATTTATATATATATTAATAAGACTCTCATTAAGAGAGTCTTATATATTAATAAAATCCACCAAAGGATTTTATTTATTAATATATAAGCAGCCCTTAAGGAGCTGCAATATTATATATAAATAATATTGTAAATATACTTAGACCATTGAACTTCCAAAAAGTTCAATAAATAATTAAAATAAATTAAAATAATGTCTCTTGGGGAGACATAAATATTCCTGTTAATGCTCCTTTGGAGCAAATAAAATTATCACTCATTCTTCCCTCTAATTTTATTATAATAATCAATTACTTAGCCGTTGTTCATTTGGCCAATTCCCCTCCAGGGTCGAGGTGGCCGTTTCCTGTTAATTTTCCAATCCTGCTCTCATGTGGCGATGAGGGAGAATACAATATCTCCGGAAATTCACAGGGGGGAGGGGGGTAGTCGCATAAAATGCTCCAGGTAACAGGTAATAAACAGGAGTAATAGGGGCATAAAGAGGATTGATTGTCACCATATACACCACATTAGCCAATTAAAAGCTTGACATGCCTACACATCATTGCTATGCTCTAGGACAGTGAACACATTGCGTGTACACGCAACACAATAGGGGGCTAACATGAATCATGTAATAATAGCATTTATACTAGGATTTGCAGCGGGAGGCGTGTTCGCCTCTATATGTTGGTGGATAGCTGCATATAGAGCCATGCAGCCTTAGTGACATTCAAAGCCATGGGGGAATAACATGTTAAAACAAAGAGCCATAGATCACATGCTCAAGAGCCAGAGAGGGCAAGCAATATTACAAAGATATGCTACAAGATTGGCACGAGAGGCAAGCAAAGAAATGGACATAATATTACAAAAAATGGAGCAACTACTGAATAAAGCTTGACTCATCATGTAAGGTCATGGTAACATGGCCTTATGTAATGGGAAAGACCCATTATAAGCAACATCGCTCATTAACAATTTGGATGAATACAAAACCGCACTCATAAAGTGCGTGTACACGCAATAATGCGTGTATAATTTACGAGGATATTACAATGAGTAAATCACAAGCAAAGGGTAGTGAAAAGAAGGTCGATAACACATTGGCTAATATTGCCAGTCATTTAAGCAAGTATAATTCCCTACATGATGTAGTGGATGATAAAATCATGTTTAATTGGACTGACATCTTCGATAGTGCTATGCCTTATTTAGCCAAAGAAGATGCAATTGAACAGATTAAGGATGAACTGGACGCTGGTGTTAAGTCTGTTAGTCAGATGTTATTGGCCGTGGCTAGAAAGGCTGGAAGCTTGACGGAGTTTAACATTGATGTTAATTATATGCGGCAAGTGTATAAATCAAGCCACAAGGATGCTACACGACTACCTAAAGTGTTAAGCGACGCCCTAGGCGTCATTAGAGCAGGCTGGAAGCTGAATATAGACAATCCCAAGGAAAATGCTCTATGCAATCCACTTAAGGCCACGAGTGTAGAAACCCTACGCAAGACAAACAAGGCCGCAAAGGATGCACAGGCATTAAAGAAGGAATCACATCCGATACAGGAGATACTTGGGAGTATTGCTAACATCTACAAAGTATTTGAACGTAAAGGCATGAAACAAGAGCTAGAACGCCTCAGAGAGGCTTTAGACACAATAGAGCATGACTATCATGCCATATTGGATGAAGTGGTAGGTAAGGACAAGCCAGAGCCACCAGAAGCAGGTGTACATAACATCAAAATGGATGCAGGCAAAGCCTGAAAAATTAAGGGGGCATTAAGCCCCCTTTTTCTTTACTTCGTAATGTATCTATGGTAAGATGGGTACATTATCAAGAAAGGAGAGAAACATGTTAAAAAACATATATTTAATGAAGAGTAATAATTACAGTTTGGGTAGGGGAAAAACCACACACACTAGATGGTTTGATCCAGCGTCCCAATATTTTGAGAACTTTATAATAGACATGTGTACCAGAGAGTTTAATAGAATGGTGACAATAAAGCAGGGGAAAGATGAGGTGTGTTTGGAGCGCAACTACCCGTATAAAGTGAAGCGGATAATAATTGAAATAGAATAATTGAGGAGAGAATAGAATGTCTAAGCATTTACAATTTGAAACAATCGGACAACTGATGCAGTATCGTAAAACACTATCTATTAGAGGTAGGAAACTATCTCCAGAAGAAATTAAGAAAGCTAGCGTTAAGCTAGCTGTAAAGTTTAATAAGCATTAAGTTTTCTCTCTCGGCTCATTCTTGAGCCTTTGGAGGCTGGTCATTAAGACAGCCTCCTTTTTTAATTTAATACATTATTGCGTAGTCATTGCGTGTACACGCAATGGACACATTACACGCAATGAGAGGCATAAAATGACAAGCGATGCACTTAATTTATGTATATTGATAATGACAGCATTTATTATTTATTGGGCGACAGTCTATCCTAGAGAATTGAAAGAAGTGTTATTATTTCAAGAAAACGATACACCAATGAGTGTTTTGGTATGGATGTACATAATAACTGATGTACTATTAATTATTTATGGGGTGATATAATGGAAACATACATAACAGTAAGCTTTTGGTTATTAGCAACAGTATCATTTATACAATTATTCACTGTATCTACTTCAGAATATCCGCGTAGGCGGTCTCACAGCATGGGAGAAGATGTAGCTAATATACTATTTAACCTACCATTTATATTATGGGCTGCGTATTTATTGTGGGCATAACAGGAGACTAAAGAAATGACAACAACAGCAGAAAAAATTAAGATAATGCAAGCATTTAAGGACGGACAACAGATACAAGTGCGTGGAACTACGGGGCTAGGTTATTGTTCATGGAGTGACACGACTATAAAAAATCCTGTATGGAATTGGAGAGATACCGAATATCGTATAGCACCAAAGCCTAAAAAGAAGATGTGGCAATGGATAGTCATCAACAGTGTTGGGAACATAATAATTACACCGTGTTTTTATGAAAATGAAGATAAGCTAAGACTTAAAATAGGGCGAACGGCCGTCGTAATAGGCAAGGCTGAATGGACAGAAATTGAAATTGACGGCGACTAAATACATCATAATATTTAGTGTAATAGCAGCATTGATATTTCTTGCATTTAGCGATACAAAGGAGTATAATGATTGCATTACAGCAGATTTTGGCACCACCAAGATTTGTAAACAATAAAGGTTGCGTGTACACGCAACATAGGGGAATAAAATGGCATATAAAGCTAGATATGATGAATCCGCCAACAAGGTGGTGATAGTTTTGGACAACTTTGGAGATGTTAGTGAACTAAAGCATGTATTAAAAAGGGGGTGTTGGGTCAAGAATAGTAATCTTACAGGGGAAAGCTTCTCTCCTGATATAGACTCTCTTAACAAGCAGCTAGAAGAACTGCGACTACTAAATGAAAAATCTGTTGTTCTGTCTGGCAGCCCATTAATTGAAGAAATAGGATAGGAGATAATATGAGTATTGTAGATGTTAGAAGCAAAAAGAATAGTAAGGTTGATCGTGTAATATTTGCTGATGAACATCATGTTCAGATTGAAAGTAAATATTATATTACTATATGTAATGGCCCGG